TAGCTCCAATTACCTGATTGCTGCGCCCCGGCGTGTACGTAGCTGCTCCTTTGGTAGTAAGAGCCTGATCTACATAACCGGAGCCATTATGATATCCTGCCGGAATCATAATTTTCCCATTAATCCCTATACGAGAGTTCCAGGCTCCCTTATTGGCCATATTGCCCGTATGCTTCTCAAACAGCTTCGTCTGAGGGTTCCACTTCAAGAATGTCTGTCCAGACAAAGCCTGCGAATCGGCCAGCGTGGTGTCTGCATTCAGAGTACCCTCCATTGCCTCGTCATCTGAGTCCGCTGTTACAGCCTTCATTCCAGCCGGCACAGCAGCTCTCGTCAGCGTACAGTCATCACTGGAAGCTCCTCCGCCTCCGCCGCCTGGCATCCAAATCTTTCCCATAGCTTACACTCCTCTCAAGCCTACCGTACAGTCTGTAGCCGGTTTTTTATCAACTTTAAATGTGGCTGTTCCAGCTCCAACGCTTCCGCTGCCTCCTGAGATAATGCCAAACGCTTTCTTATATGCCTTTCTGGTTTCTACATCCGCATCATCGGCCAAAGCACTGCACAGTACCGGATCTATATTTTTCTCAGCTCCTGGTACGGATACCGTCTGTATATACAGACCGTTTTCCTCTCGCCAGCCGGCGGCCGTGAGCGTTACTTCCGTCACATGCTTTTCCTGCTTGATCAAGGTTGCGTTGTGTTCGATTTCCTTTTTGTTTTTCTCCGTCTGAGCTTTATTGTATATGGTATTGTTAAAAACCTTTTCCATATCCTGACCCATTTCATCGCCGTCGGCGTTTGTCTCCCGGCTCCATTTTGTGATATCCGTCTGGAAAATCGGCGGATCCTGAATCTCAAAATTTCCCATGCTGTACCTCCGCTAAAAGATTTCATCCATATCGTACTCCTGCGGGATATCTTCGTCCTTTCCCTTCCTCGTAAAGGTACGGTATGCAATCAAATCCCCATCTGCATCTAAAAGGCCCATCTCTGAGATTTCTTTTCCTGTCAGCTCTCCTTTTTCCAGGGTAGCCTTATACCGGCAGGTGGTTTTTTTCTCATTGACATAGCTGTGTCCTTCTACTGCCTTTTCCAAAAGCTTATTGTAAAGACCTACCTCCGTGCCGGTGGTGGCCTTGGGAGCTCCCTTCTCATCTACACCGCCGTCTCCCCATACCATCTTGGCGATTTTGGGAAGACTGCCATCCCCTGCATGAGCCATACAAAGTTTTTTTCTGCCTGTTTCTGTAATTACGCCTTTATTGCTTGCCATATTTTTATCCTTTCCCGGCCTTAACCGTTTACAAATTATACCGACCGCCGTCCAGCTTCCGGCTGCCATTCAGCTTCCAGGAGCCGTTCAGCAGGTTCTTTTTATACATAAAAGCTTCTGTCTGCAGTACAGAAATCTCTGCCCCTGACTGACAGGTCAGCCTCTGTTCCATTCTCACATTCTCTGCCGCTTCCGTGCATATGTTCAGCGCAGCTTCTGTCTCTATACTCTCTTCTGCCATCATTTTAAAACAGCTGCCGGATAACATCGCCTGCACTAATTCTGACGCTGCCATCTGGAAAGACGCTCTCTGCTCTGCCTTTACAGTTTCTTCCACCCCAGCCTGCACCTTTAATGCTACCTCTGCTTTCACGGCTTCCATTGCTGTCATTTGATATCTGCAGGACAGCGTTATCTGAACCGGAACTGCAACTGGCACTATAATGCTCATAGCCACCGGATAAAAATCCAGCGTCTCGTCGCTGTCATACCCGTTTAATTTTCGGCCGCCGTCCAGCTTCCACCGTCCGTCTAACTTTAAAACAGCCAGATTAAAACGAGGATAGAAGTCAGAAAAGAACCGGATCTTACTCTCATATTCGATGGGCACTTCATATTTTCCCAGATATCGGCCGTACACTTCCAGGATGATATGCGCCGGTATCATTCGAAAAATCGTATTATACAAAGTTCCAAGCATCGCTGCTGTTTGGTCAGAAATCCATATTTTTACCAGATACTCATTGTAAAAGCATTTGATTTCGTAATTTTCTTTCCCCACTGCTGACGCCAGAAATTCTTTCAGCTTCGGAAGCGTATAAAGAGATTCCATATTCCACTGCAGAAGGAGAATCCTGCGCCGTTCTTCCAAGGTTGCCCCTATGTTGGAAATCTGAAGCAAACGTTCATAATAAGCCAGCGTCGCCTCATCGCAGGTCTGGATAAAGCAGTTATCGGAAAGCCTGTCCGCGGTTCTCTCCACTTCCTCTGCCGCTTTTCCCTCCGTCTTCATAATTTCCTGAAATTCCAAGATCGGCCTGAAGTACGAGGGCAAAACTTCCATCAAATCAACTGCCATTGATCTCCACCTTTCCCAGCTTCGGAATCTGCTGCAGTTCTGCCGTTTCCGTCAAAATCAAATCCTTCCCAGATCCGTTGATCATCACATTGGATACATTGACCGCCTCAGGAATCGTAAGGATTGCCGCAATAATACGGGCAATGTAAACGGCTACTGGATACTCTACCTTTCTGGTTTTTAACGGCGCTCCCCATTCCTCACACACACTTTGGATGTATTCCTGGATCTTCTCCTCTACCTGAGACTGGTACGCAGAAGCCTCTGTTCCCGCCGAAAACTGAATTTCACAGGAAAGATTAAGAATCAGCTCCTCTGCCGTTCCAATCGTCGCCTGGGCGCCGATAGGAGCAATCCCATATCCGTTTTCTGAGGGCTCTGAGCCCCCATCCTCCGGTGGACAGACCAGTTCCTGAACCTGTTTGATAAGCTCTGTTTCCGCTGGTTTTAAATCGCTGTTTAAGATACTGCATAAAACAGTGCCTCCGCCTTTCCAGATAGGATAAACCTGGACAGCTCCCACCCCTTCGATAGCCAGAATATGATTTCGATAGGAAGCAATATTTCCGCCAAAAGACGCCGCTTCAAAGGTTTCCATAAAGCGGCCGCGTAAAGAATCATCCTCTTCTTCCTCTACTCCAGATATTATAATTTCCCCGATGAATGCAGAAGTCAGTCCAGAAATCGCAGTAATAGGTAAAATCGATCCTGTATAGCTGTTTCCAATGATACCTGGAGTTGTACAGGTCAGCTGGTAAACATACTCTGTTTTTTTCTCCCCACCCTGCACAGCCATCTGCTGTCCGCTGATAAAAATGACTGAATTGGCGCCGTTTATGGTCTTAAACGCACTTCCTTCCGGAATCGTCCTGTCAAAAGTTCCCTGGCGGACGGCTGCAACCGCCTGTTTTCGAAAAACTCCCCGCTCCTCGCAGATATAGTCCAGAGCCTGTCCCACCGCAGTCTCAGCGTAGGCATTCTGCTGTATTTTCGCGAGCAGCATGTAAATTCCTTCCAGATACCAGGCAACCGGCCCCAGGGCCGTCTGAATCAGACTTCCCTGCCTGGTATCGATGGTCTTTGGAACCTGGGAAAGCATCTCCTTCTGGATCTGCTCTCTGGTATATCCACTAAAATCAATCACACCTTAACCTCCTCTGAAAACGTCCCAAATACAGTGATCACATCAAAGGTAACCGCCATCCTGCCGCCTCCCAGATCTGAAAATACGAAATTGTCTGCTGACAGAATACGCTTATCTGCGGAAAATGCTTCTCGAATCCGCCTGGGAAGCTCGCTCACAATGTAGTCAGATTCTTCCCCAGGCAAATCCTCCAGTTCACAGCCAAAATTGCTGTTATAAATCTGCCAGCGATATCTTTCATTGGCAAGAATAATCTCCACCGCCTGCCGCATCGCCGGAAGCCCTGCATCCATTCCTGCAATCTGTTTCGACGTCCAGTCAATCAGAAACGTATTGGTTGGAAGTTCCGTATAGGCCAGTTCCGACGACAGACCCACATGTTCTGGTAATGTTGCCATATGTCCCTCACAATCTCGACAAGATCACATACTTCTGCCCTTTCATAACCCGGAGCATCAGTACCTTATCTCCTGCTTTTAACGCTTCCTGAATTATCATTGTTACTGTTCCGCCTTCTCCTCCCTGCACTGGCGCCGTCACACTTTTCGGTTTTACTGCATCCGTCAGCAGAAGGGCCTGTTCCGGAATGGGAGGCACAGACACGTCCAGCTGTACCGATAACGGTGCCCCTGACAAGACGGTTCCTGTTGCCATGTCTGCCAGCTTCATCGCCTTGATACTTTGCTGAATCGCCAGCTGAAATGCACCTAATAACTCTACCTCAGACAAGATTCATCCCTCCCAACTGTCCAAAATCTTTCACCTCAATGTTCATTGTATGGGTATCCGCTTCAAACTTGTGCGTCACTTTTTCAGTCAGAAGAAGCCGCGAAATCTGAAGATCATTGACTGCGCCTATCCGTACTGGTACAATCGTACCGGCGCGGATTTCCTTTACCCCTACCGCCTCAAAGCTCACTGTCTGCAGCACTCGGTTATAGTAGGCCAGATAAGTCTGGCACAGCTGATCAATCTGTGCTTCATTCATATTTTCATCTACTTCATCGTAATACTGCAAAAGCCCCCACTTCTTAATGGTTTCCGTATCCTCGTGCAGGTACACGTCAGCCTTTCCGGTTTCACTGTTGGCTTTGACCAGTTTCACCCGGTTATAGGTGTCTGAGTCGATATCTTTTTTATAGGTATACTCCGTCATCAGACTGCTGTCTCCGATGAGCGTATTGACATACATGTTTTTAGCTTCCCGCAGCGTCAAAGCGCCATTGTCATCGTAAAAGTTAAAAATCCTCCCTGTCCGGTAAATCGTTTCTGCCAGGGCGTCAAAAATAATATCCAGGCAGCTCTCGTTTTCCTTAATCAGACAGGGAAACGCATAGCCGGTATCCTCCAGGGTGCCGCAGGTTAAGTTAAAATCAGCGGCTATCTGCTGGATCATCTGCCCCAAAGTCATAGCCTCAAATACATAGCTTGCATTAGCCTTCAGGTATCGGAGCTGATCATAAGCAGTGCAGGTAATTTCCCCATCCTGATTCTGCTCAATAGTAAAAACATAACCTTTAAATAAAGGCACACCGCCCACAGCAAAGGACACATGATTTCCTGCCTCTATACCGCATACTCCCTGCTGGATACAGGTAAACGTAAATTTAGCCGGACTGTCCAGCCGCTGTGTCACCAGCTCTGCCTCTGTCGTTAAATCTGCATATTCTGTTATTCCGGCATCCGATTGAATTCTCAAAGACATATCCATTTTTGTCACCCCGTAATCTGAATCTGGCTCTCCTGAAGCCATCCATAGGAACCAATGTGAATCGGATAGGGATTTCCAGGAACAATCCTTGTAACCGTCGTGCTCAGATTATTCGCAGTTCCAAAAGGCTTGCTTCCATAGCTGTCATACCAGTACTTCCCATTGGCTGTCACAGAAGCTCCTACCCGCAGGCTGGGCGTTTCCACAGGACGTTCCGACTCAGAAGAGGCTGCTGCTTCTGTGTTTCCCTGCCCAGTGGAGGCAATCACCAGTGTCTCCGAAGAATAATCCCGATACTCCGTCAATTCGATGGAATAATACATATCCCCCGGCTCGCCGCCTTTATCTATCGTTTTAAACTCCGATACAATGCAGCGCATATTCGTGTCATAGAGACCGGAACGGGAAATAATCAACCGGCATTTCGTCTTTTTCTTCAAAGCCTCTGAAAAATACTGTTCATAATCTTCCGGTTCCTTAGCTTTGCTGTTCACATATGGCTCGTCGCCTGCTGGGAAAAAAGATTCCCAGGAAACAGTCCTTAACGACGGCTTCCTGGGAACTACGATTTCTCCCTGCCCCAGCACAGTATATGTTTTATGATCGGTTGGATACTGAATCTCCAGTTCTTCCGGATTGACCGGAATCTTCACTTTCCTGCTGCCAAATTTCAAATAAATCGAGCAGCCGTTTTCAATTCTTCCCATTGCCCCCTCCTATCCATGCGATACTGCTGTGCTGCTGGCCATCTGCTCAATCAGCATCCGCCGAATCCGGTCCGCCACATCCTCGGCAGTCAGATTTTTGCTGGAACCAGACGGAAGCGTAACAGAAATATTAGGAGCCAGGGTTTTCAGCTCAACCTGATTCATATACCGCCGCTCAGCCATATCTCGGTAAAGTTTCAAATCCTCGTCCGCAAGATTGACGCTGCCTTCCACATTTTTTACGTTTCCAACACTTCCAACCTTTCCAATATCCATTGAGTCCCCAGACAAAACAGAAAAACTTCCATTTCCCAGTCCTCCCAGGCCACCTGCCAGATCCTCCAAATTCAGGCTGAGATTATCCAGCTTCGAGCCAAGATTAGAACCATACTGTCCCCACTGTTTTGAGGTTCCGTATACATCAAGCGTTGACATGCGCTTAATCTGAACGGCATTTTCTCCGAAGTTTTCATCTACCCAGCCTGACACTTTGTCGCGAAAACCGGCCACTGCTCCTGATAAATCACTTCCCAAAAGCGCGTCAATCGCTCCAGCTACCGTTTCCACCATCCCCAAAATAGAATCGAACACTTCAGCAAACAGCCGGACGGTAGCGCCTAGAGGATCATTCCATACATTTGCAAAAAATTCTGCAAAAGCTGCAATCACATTCCAGAGAGTAGCAAATACGTTGTATCCCACTGCGTAAATCATGCCGAAAACCTGGCCGACCCATCCGCCAACCTCCTGCATCCCGATGCCGAACTGCTGGGCTGCAATCATAGCCGCTGCCAGTACCATTACAAGAAGCAAAATCGGCAGATGCGCAAGCATCCATGCTCCCGCTGACGCCAGCGCTCCGGCAACACTAAATCCAGCAGCCATTACCGATTGAATCTTTACGAAAGCCAAAGCCGCTCCAATCGCAGCCAGAATCGGGATGATAAAGTCCAGATTCTCTGCCACCCAAACTGCGCCCTGCCCAACAAAAGACAAAGCATCCACTCCAACCTGTGCCAATGTGGAAAAAAGTACAATCATCTGGTTCAAAATCCTCTGTCCATCCGCAGAATTAATAAAATCATTCCATTCTGATGCAGCGCCCTGAAGGCTATGCTGGACTTCGTTCTGGATCTGCGTTATGGCCTGGGACAGCGTCATGGGCATACTTTGAAATTGTTCGTTGATCGCATCTGCCGATGCAAGCATGGCGTTTTTAACGACCTCCGCCGTTACCATTCCATCCTCCGCATACTGCTTAATGGAGCCGGAGGCCCATCCCATGTACTGTTCGATGTTCCTGGCGATTCCAGGCGCAGCATCCAGAATAGAGTTGAGCTCTTCCCCGCGAAGCGCCCCGCTGGCCATCGCCTGCGTCAGCTGCACCATCGCTCCCTCCATTGCAGCCGCGCTTCCCCCGCTTACCGCAAACTGCTTATTGACTGATTCCATAAAGGCAATCAGCTCCTGATTGGAGCTAAACGCGTTCCCGGCATTCAGACCCATCTTTGCAACCGCATCCGCGGTAGACGTATAAGAAGCCCGGGAACGCTGAGCAGACTGATAAATCATTTCATTCAGCTGCATCGTATCCTGCAGGCCGTCATTCATCAGGTTAAGCCTTGCCATGATCTGCGTCTGCGTATCAGAAAAACTCAGAAAAGACTTAGCTAACATCGTCGCTCCAGTTGCGGCCGCAATGTTTCTGAAGGTGGACAAAAGCTGTTTTGCCGAACGGTTCGTTCTCTCCACTTCTGTCT